TGGCGACGCAGGGCATCCAATGCAAGTTGTTCGCGGTCCGCCGCCAGCCGATTGAGCGCTGCCTCGCGCTTTCCACCGGTAGAAGAAATATCGGCGGCGGTCATGGACATTAATTCAGTTGGCAAAGCAAAACGGCACCAACGGCACACCCCGCTCGCATTGTATTCGTGAACCGCGCCGTGGCGAATACCACGGTAGCAATACTGTAGGAAGAGTTTGTAATATCCGCTGCTATCCAATTCGGGCAAAACGGCAATGTTGGTCGTCGCCGACCAGGGAACATAGAAGTGCGAGCCGGCGTTCGGTTTGGCAGAATCGCGGTGCTCTACCGTGGTCGCCGCCGCCGCTTGTAATACCAACTCTGCCTTGAGGTTCTCTATTTGTAGCGACTGAACGCCAAGACTGGTGCGACCAACATCGCTGAGTTTCGAGAAACAACAGACAGAGTCGGAGCGGACCGAATTCTCTATGACCACACCCGTCGCAGAACTTTCCTTGTAAAACTGCTGCATCAACTGGGCGTTAAGTTGATTTGTGCGCGCACGAACAAATGGTCCAATCTTGGCGACCGGCATTGTCGCAACATCCGTTTCGTACTTCTTCACATTTTGAATGCTGTTTTCCCGTACGATTGTCTCTTCGGAGATAACCGGTATAGGACGGAACGACGGCGGCAGCACATCGCGTTGCGATGCCTTTACGACTTCAGCCGTCTCTGCCTCCTTCGCCTTCTTAAGCATATCTTTGTATGTATTCGTGACATTGAATGTGACATTGAGCGGCGGCGGCGGTGTCTTATCGGCGGGCGCAAAACATAGGACCGAATTTACAGTCAGCATTACTACAGTTTCTATCGCCTTGATACGCTTGGGCATCTGCGTTTCGGGTGACCATGTTGTTTGATTCCAAGGTGCGTCATTGCGGAAAATGTTGGCAATGACACAGGCAACATAGGCGAGAGCATCCTTGCCGGCGACCGCGATATCCTCGCCGTCCAAGGGGAAACCGCTACGCGAGAACTGGCAACCAGCGGCGGGAAATGGAACATTAATTGATGATGTTTGAATCTCCAGGAGAGCGAAGCAACCAATCGCACTAATTTGCGCATTGGCAAAGTAAGTGTCGTAGGGCGGCGGGGCAGCGCCTTTTTTGGTACCTTTTCCTGCTGCTGCTGCCGCAATCGCACGCTCGTACTTATCGCGGTTTGCAATACGCTCTTTGAGGTAATCTTGGGTAGCACCAATAACGCGTTTGTAGGTTTCAGGCGGTGCCGCGTAGCCTGCGCGTTCAAACAGTGTTCGTGCGACGAAATAGAGTTTGAGATCCGCCTCATCGGTAAATGGCAGCGTTTCCTTCGCATCTTCCCGTAAAACAATCGCAGGAGATGTATCATCGTCTTCGTTATTCTCAAGCACACCGCGACCCACTAACGGGCGTCCTTCGTCGTCAAACTCTAAATGTGTGTCGTACTCCAGATCTTGAATCTTCTGTCCACAGCTCTTACATATATAGGCGCCCTCAAAGACGGGACCGGCATATTCAAGGAGGAGCGATTTGTGGAGCGCTTGTGCGCGACCAGGATGTAGGAACTCGTTGAGTAGTAAGATTTCGTGTTTACAGATGAGGTCCTCGCCGCAGTTGCCACAGAGTGCATAGTTGCCGCGTTGTCCTGCCTGGTAACGATTGAGCGTCTCCTCTAGAAGTAACATGCGCGCATCATCTTTGCGAATATTCACGACTTTTTCAAGTTCTTTTACATGTTTACAAGGGTTGATATCAGGCGCGGATTGGAACGCGTTTGCTGCGTCGCGGCGCACCGTCAAATTCCGTTCAATACGCTGTGATTCCGCCTTATAGGTATTCTTTAGGGTCGCAATAAGGGCGGGGTCCACACCGCCCGCTACTGCGTAATAGTAGGGTGTGAGCGTCTTATTTGCAATTCCAAGAATGCCGTTTACAATCATAAAATCGTAGTGTTTGAGTAAGCCCTCCTGTTCATTGAGTCGGTCAAGAATTGGCTTGAGCACGGTGGACTCTTGAACCGGTTGTGCAAAGAGAGCGGAGTCGCCAGAAACTAGAGGGGTGATTGCGGGCACCTCTTTTACTGCGCGTGCTGCTAGCGCTGCCGCTGCCGCCGCCTTATATTGACTGTCCCATTTGGCGATACCGGTACGGACTACATCTAAAATAGGCTCAAATGCCGTTGTAGAGATTTCTAGATTACGCAAACCAAACGAATCTAGGACTGCAAGAAGATGCTCGTCGGTGAAGGAGGTAGCAGCAGGAAGGCGATCGGCAAGGAATTCGGCGAGCGGTAGGACTGTATCAGGATTGTATACTTCTTGTAGATTCCAATTCTTCATGAGAGCGTGGTAAAAGAGATTCGTATTGGCGCGGGATGCCTCGCTGGCACCAATATCCCATAAGAGTACACTGGAGCGGATAGGAGTACGATAGCGTAGCATGTTGGTAGAGAGTAAGATGTGGTGTAGGACTTTGCCGGAATCGGCGGGTGCGACTACCGTATTTGTACCGGTCTTCGCATTTCGTATTATTGATGACGACAATAAGCGTACAAGACGGTTATTAATTGTGCTCAGTGAATCGGAGTATAGAGGAATCGCTTCATTCCCTTTATTCACCGCGGGCGGCACCGATGCGAAACCGGTGACCGGCTTGGGCGGCAACTGTGAACGAAGTACATCTGTATCGTAGGCGATGCGTTCCGCACTTGCCGACGCCGGCACATAAGCCTGAATTGTTTGAAGTACAGAGTGTATATAGGCAACAAAGGCGTTGTCTACCGATTCTTCTTGAAATTTGGAGCCGCTGGCGGCAACATCAATAAGAGTTCCAATGTCGGAGCGAGATTCCGTATCTTCACTACTGAACGGTTCATTGTCGTCGGTGTAGAGTACCTTTTTGACCGCCATAACGGGTAGGAAGGCACGCAGAGAATCGCCGTTACGGGATTTGTCTAGAATATCCTGTAGGGAATCTACAACATAGGAAGTAGGTGCTACATCTGGTAGGACCGCGCCGGATTCGTCGCGGACGACGAGAGAATTCTTCATCGCGAGCAGTAAGTCGGTCGTGCGGTAGAGATTCTGCATCACCTTGGGATCTCGTTGTTTCTTGAGGGGTATATCCACGAGTAAAGATACAAACATATCTTCACGCTGAACGCTATCGCTAAATGTCTGCTCTTCACTAGGAATCTCCTCTACGAGCGCAGCGGGCAATAAGTCATAGTCTATTTCCGGGAATACTTCTTCTTCAGCAGCAGGTTCAACCGTTTCCGCATTGGAATCGCTATTATTTTCGGGTGGGGCAGGAGCGGCACGAGGGCGTATAATATCATGGGGTGGTGCTGCACCGATAAATTCAAAATTAAGAATTGTGCCGTCCTCAAGAATAATACCATCTTCGGTATCGGTCGCAACAACTTTGGCGACAACACCTTCCTCTGCCGCCACGCCATTCACTGTAAAGAACTCAAGTATCTCGCCAGGGGCAACGGAAAGTTGAATAGAAAAATGGGGATCTTTGCGTTTTTCGTGAATAAGAATTTCTTGGACGCCGAGTGCCTCTTGGAAAGCGCCGGTCTCAGGAACTAGCGGAAAATCGATACCGGTATTGCTGGATTGTGTAGGACGAATGCGAATAAGTGCGCCATCGCGGTAGATAATACGACCACTGGTAGTTTTATATGTATCGCTCATAATGGTAACCCAGTCGCCCAATTCGGGCACAAGTTCCTCATCCATTCCTCTACTGTAGGAGCGGGTCTCTTTTCTTGTCCAACTGGAACACAAGATAAAAAAATTGACAGCGTCGCCGTTGAATAAACGGTGTGTACTCCCTCTTCCTTCTTATATTCCTCCAATGTCCGTCTTTTCATCCCTTTCATCCCGTTATCCTACCTGGGCTGCGCTCAAGACCTTTCTTACTGGCGAAGAGGGCGGTCATCTCCGTGTAGACGACAATTCAACTCCTGAGCAGCCGTTTGCTCTTATTCGCTATGTGAAGGGCAAGAGCAATCTTGCGCTCCCCCATGTCCGCGCATTCCGTTCCGTTGTGTGGGATGTGATTAAGAATACGCCAGTGAGCGTTGCTCCGCAGAAGAGCCACGATGGCGAGTCTATGCCGAATAGCCAAAGTGTGGAGGGCTATAAGATTGAGCGCTTTATTGATGGCGTGATGATCTGCGGCTTCTACGACCAGTACAACAACCAGTGGCGCTTCCACACGCGCTCCACGCTCAACGCAAACTGCCGCTTCTATAGCCAGACGAAGAGCTTTCGCCAACTGTTTGAAGAGGCGGTGTCCACGACGATGACATGGTCCAACTTTCTCGCATCGCTCAACACGGCTACGCAGTACACCTGGGTACTCCAGCATCCTGAGAATCGTATTGTGGTGAATGTCACGACACCGACGGTTGTCTGCGTCCAGAAGCAGATGTATACGGGTGACACTCTTATGACTATTGCGGAACCGACAATCTTTGATGTTGCAAAGGTGTCGGTAGCATCTTGGAGCGAGCTGACCGCCAATCTCCAGTTGGAAAACGCGCAGTTCAAGCACAACTTCCAGGGATACTGCATGAAGAATGCGACGACGAATGAGCGCTGGAAGGTACGCGGCGAGGCGTACAACCGCGTCCGCCGACTCCGTGGCAATTCCGCACGCCGCGACTTCCTATGGCTAAGTCTATGGCGCACGGGTATGCTTCGTGACTACCTCGCTCTCTATCCTGAGGAGCGCTTCTCCGCGAACGCTATTGTGGATCGCTGGAAGATGATTAGCCGCACGGTGTACAATCTGTACACCGATGTCTTCAAGGCGCGCAGCTTGCAGAAGGGACAGATTCCGCCGAAGTACCGCCCGTTCGTCTTTGGGCTCCACAATCTCTACATCAATGATCTCAAGCCCCAGAACAAGACGGTCGACTGGCAGACCGCACTCCAGTATATGAACGGACGCGATACGGCACAGGCGCTCTACGCAATTAACTGGGAGGTGCGCCAGCAGAATCAACCAACGATTCCGCTAGAAGTACAGGTGGATGCGTCGGCGTCACTCGTGGAGACCACGCCAGTTGATGTGTCGGCACCGGTGCCGCAGGAGCCGGTTCCTCGCGCGGCAGAGGTCTCTATTCCAGAGGCGCAGATGATGAATAGCGTCGCCTAGATCAACAACCAAATACAAAACCAATAAACCAATAAAAATTCAAAAAAAACAAAAACCAATATATTTTTGAATGTCGGCTCGCCTTCGTTTAAACGGCAAAACTAACGAATTCTTATACCGTAGAGCAATGTGCGGCATTTGGTTTACACTCAAAGCAAAAGGGCTTACGACAGAACAGGCTCTAAAATACATCAAGAACCTGGAGCCGCGAGGTCCAGAATACACTGCCATCAATGATATATCCGGTGTCTTACTGGGATTTACGCGCCTCGCAATTAACGGTTTAACCCCACTAGGTCATCAGCCGTTTCTCCAGGACAACACAGCAACCATATGTAACGGTGAAATTTACAACTATAAGGAACTCGCGAATCGCTGGAATCTTCAACTCGCCGAGGGAACGAGTGACTGTGCTATCATTCCCCACCTCGCAACCCATCTTCCGCCTACAGCCCTGGTTCGTGCCCTGGACGGCGTATTTGCCTTTGCCCATGTGAATACGAACGATGATACTCTGCTCATTGCAAGGGACCCGTACGGCGTACGACCTTTGTACCAAGCCAATTATGCGGATGGGTCCACTATTTGGTCATCGGAAATCAAAGCGCTCCCAGCCGACTACACGCAGATTCAGCCATTTCCACCAGGAATGTGGGCACTGTACAATATTACAACGGGAATCATGTTAGATTCTTGTAAGTATCACGAAGTTCCTCATGTGAAACTTGCGGCGTTTGGATTTCCAAACGGACTATCATTTGCCAAGGCAGCGTTAAGAGAGTCCGTCATTACGGCAGTAAAGAAGCGTCTCTTGAGCGACCGTCCTATTGGCGCACTGCTGAGCGGTGGTTTGGATAGTTCGTTGATTGCAGCGATTGCGGCACGAGAACTCAAACTAACACATAAGAAACTCCATACATTCAGTATTGGAATGCCTGGTTCTACGGATCTTATGTACGCCCGAATGGTGGCGAAGTTTATTAAGTCCGAGCACCACGAAGTGATTGTCACTCCTGAGGATTTCCTCAATGCGATTCCCCAAGTAGTCCATGATATTGAGTCGTACGATATTACAACGGTACGAGCCAGCGTTGGCAATTGGCTAATTGGTAAATACATAAAAGAGAATACGGATATTAAGGTCGTCTTTAATGGGGACGGCTCCGACGAAATCGGTGGAGGTTATTTATATTTTTACAGGGCGCCGAGTGACGAGGAGTTTGAGGCAGAATCTGAACGGCTCCTCAAAGAGATTCACTTATACGATGTTCTCAGATCGGATCGGTGTATAGCGGCACACGGTCTGGAAGCGCGCACACCGTTTCTAGATAAGAATGTGGTAGCGACCTGGCGAGCGATTGACACCTATTTACGCAGACCCAAAAAGGCAAACGCGGAGGGGCGCGGCGCGATGATAGAAAAGTTTATTTTACGCGAGGCATTCGTCCACGACCACTATTTACCGTTAGATGTACTCATGCGTAAGAAGGAGGCGTTCAGTGACGGTGTATCCGCAACAACTGATTCGTGGTATCTCCGTACAAGCGAGTATGCCAAGACCCTTTCCACGGATCAAGATACAAAATACATCCATAATCCTCCACAGACGGATGAGGCGCGCTGGTACCGTCAACTCTTTGTCCAAAATTATGGCGATAAGGCGACGACTCTTATTCCCCATATGTGGTTGCCGAGGTGGATTGAGGGGGCAACGGACCCGAGCGCCCGCACGCTCAAAGATCTATACTAAAGTGCTTTGACAAAACGCTGGACCACGATGTGCGAATCTCCTTACGATATGTATCAAGCACCGCACGGTCATCCTTCCATTCAAAGGTCTCTAAAAGCCGCACCAGATGTTCAAATGAGTCAAATAAGTACACATTGGGTGATTTGAACACTTCATAATAATCCGCCAAAGACAACCATGTAGCCTTGTTAGAAAACAAGGATAACTCCATAGGCAAATCACTCTGCCAGTACGCCGAGACGCTATTAATTGCTACATGTTGAAGCATGTAGAGTTTGGACGGAAAAAACAGCGGAATACCGGCAGAGAAATGCTCAAACATACTCATAGTGCTGATTTCGTAAGGAATGTGAATAATACCTTTGAATGTGCCGAGGTCGCTCCATTCGAATTGTCCACCCAATTCGCTCTTCATCGTGATAAGTGGATGCTTGGGCAAATTCCCGTGATAGCAGAGGAATGTGGGTCGCCGAGGCTTATACTGGATACCTGTATACGCGCATAATGACGGAATATGTGTAGTAGATAATCCACATCCTAGTTTGGTATAGAGTTGGTCCGCTTTATTGTTGGAAACGGCAATAAGCAATCCCCGTGCCGCCAAGCGACCCAGACACGCCTTGTACAATTCAAGCATGCGCGTGTTGCGTGACCAGCAGAATGGTAAATCGTAACGACACGAATTAATCATAATAATAGGTTTATTGTACTTTTCAAAGACGGGTATAAATCCGTTGGGATGTCCACAGATAAATCCGTCAAAGGTTGATAAAAAATCGTCGTACCGTGCCTGAAAGGCGGCAATCATTGCTTCGTCCAAATGCGCCCAAGTGCTAGGATTGATATGTTCCATTGCCATTGTCGGTTTTTTGAAGACCCAGGCGTGACCACTCATACATACATCGGTCACCTCAAATTGGGGACATAGGTTTTTAAAGTCGGCGATCACAGAGATATGAAGATCCATGTTAAATAGTTTCGGTTTCTGTTGAACTTTCATCAATAACTGAGATAGGTTTTGAAAACTCATCTTTATTGAATACTTCCCAGCCGTGCTTTATATCTCTTACTAAAATAAGAATGATCAACGAATTACTTCTGGTTTTATCAGAAGTAATTTTATCGGCGTATCCGTTGTTGATTAAACTAGTTGATGTATCGGTTCTGTTACAAACTGGTCTACGGATGGCGGTATTTACTACGCTTGCCGCAGTAGCGGCGGTTCTTACAAAGAATCCTCTTGCTGTCGGTTCCCTTTTGTCCACGGAAACACTCGGTGCCGGCGTACTCAATTTAATCCATGTGTTCACGAGTTATACCGCGTTTGAGCAGTTAACAGGCGGCAATGCCATGGCACTCTTTTACACCTATCCCGTGTTTAATATTTTGGCGACTGCTGCGGTGTTCAAAGAAACTATTCCTCTCACTTCGGTACCTTGGATAACTCTAGCCCTAGGAGGTGCCATCGCACTTGCCCAGCCCACCGCTACCAATTGGACCCTGGTAGGCGTTATTAGTGCCCTACTTGCTGCACTCACTGAGGTCGGTATCTATATTTGGTTCCGGTTGCGCGAGGAGAAAGAATCAAACCAGCCATGGACGAAAATGATACAGATGTACGGTAGCAGCGGTGTTCTATGGGCAGTAGGAATCGCCGCCGCCGCCGCCGTCGGTGTTCTTGCAAAGAACACATTAAATATTACTCCCAGCGGACTCGGTAGTATTCTTGCCTTCAATTCGTTGGTAGGATTTACGGGCTATGCTTTGCGCTTTTTCCTTATTCCCCAAGTGAGCACAATCGTATTTAGCGTACTTTCGTTTTTTGGTATTGTGTCTGCCTATGTATTTGACTGGATTTTTACAAATCAGAAGCCGAATATGACGCAGATTCTGGGCGCGGTGGCGATTATGGTAGCGAATGGTATGTTGATTACGAGGGATATTGCCTAAAGATACTACTTTAAATATTATAAAATGTGTTATTCTCATATACGAAAAGGATTTTATATTTTTTCTTACCGCCCGCTGGAACATTGGGAGCGCAAACTTCTTATTGAAAATTCCTACCATAATACGAATCATATACTTTCAACAAAAGTATTACCAATTCAGGTTGCTCAGCGCAGATATGATTCAATCCTAGCAAACAAAGAATTTAACCCAATCTATGTGAAGAATTGGTACACCTATGAATGCAATAAAGAGATATATCAAATCTATCCCCGCGAATTCAAATGGCTGGATATCCAAATTCCCAACAAAATTACGCATACAACATATATACCTGAACTCATAAATACTGGTGATACGCTCGTATTTGAGACCGAGGACAAAGTAAAGCACCTAAATTAACCCCATATAACAAGGATAGGATGGCTGCTACACCCGCAAATAGCCTAACCCTAGTGAGTACGGGTCTCGCTGATGCACGCTTGATGTCCCCTAAGGGCAATCCAGATATCCATCAGTTCGTTCATGTAATTAATAAAACAACGCGCTGGGCGGCGCAATGGAATCGTGTAGACTTTGACGGCACACCCGAGTTTGGTCAGCGTGTTTCTCTTACGATTCCCACAATCGGCGAGCTGGTAAATGCCATTATGATTGTTGTAGAGATGCCAGATATTTATAGCACACAAATCGCCGCGATACAAGCCATGGGCGGCACGAGTCTAACCGATCAAGGCAGCTTCTTAGGTCCGCTCTTCGGCTGGACAAACTCTCTTGGTCACGCGCTCATTCAGCAGATAGAATTGGAAATAGGCGGTCAGATCGTCGAAACATTCGATAGTCGACTGTTAGAAATCCTAGACGAATTGAACGAAACGGTGGAATCCGCAATAGCCAAGAATTTTATGATTAAACGTACTCCGCATGGATTTACAAATACAACATATTTGAGCCCTACGCCGACAACCGTGTATGTGCCGATTCCGTTTTGGTTTTCTAGACCAGGTGTTCATTCGCACGCTTTACCTTTACAGGCACTTAATAATAATGTCGTGCGTATTCATGTAACATTTCGTGGAATAAATGGATTGGTTTACACAGAAGCACGAGCAAATCCAAATACAATTGGTTTGAGTAATACACCGGCGTATACAGAACCGTATGCTCCTATGTTACCGATTGTAGGATCTCCTTTCTGGGGAGAAACTGCTGTTGATGCATCTGGTAGTCCAATCAAAATACTTGGTCCGGTTTACACTATGAATTCCTCTATGGGAACAGGTCCTGTTACGGGTGGAATTATTCCAGGTATTAGAATGCCGCTCCGTTTATCACCGATTGATGCGTATGCTATGATTGAGTATATTTCGTTGGAAGAGTACGAAGCAATCGTATTTCGTACAGCCGAGTTAACCTATCAAGTAAAGCAACATTTTGCAGTTCCGGTAGAGCAGACCCTGGGACAAACAGAAATTCATTTGAACATCCCGTACGCCAATCCTACGAAAGATATGATGTGGGTATTACAGCGACCCGAGGCGCAACTGTATAATGCCTATTTCTTATTTACACGCGATTTATATCCTACTCCAGTATCACAGCCTGAGGGCGGATCTCCGCCGCTGCCGAATCCTACTACAATTCCGTGGTGGCCTGATGCAATCTTACAACCATTACAACTCTATAATTGGCAGATTAAACCAGGATTTCAGGACTCGTATTCGGAGCCTTTGGCGGGGGCGGCACTCCATTACAATTCGTATGAGCGTTTTGTACACGAGGGTGGATCTTTCTTTC